TATCACCTCAAATAAGTGGTTTGCTGCCTAATTTCATTTTCTGGCGACCAACACAAGTCACACCCATTTCACTGCGTGGCTTGCGGTAGTAAATACGGTTCTGTTTACGCTCGACTTCTTCTGCCTTCTTGCAGCGAAGGCTTCCGAGTGATGCTGCTTTATCTGCTCTGACGCAACCAGAGAGCTTTAGCGCAATCTTTCGCGCCAGTCGCTGTTCTTGCATTGCCTGTTCACGTTGAGCCTGTCTGCGTGCTCTGCGGCGATTTCTGGCGTTATCGTCAGCCAGATATGTAATGACTACTGTCATGTTGACCTCCGATGATTGACTTTGGCGGTGACGCGCCGGGTGCTTATCTTCCGGTTGCCGTCGTGCAGCTGCACTTCACGTCACCCCAAAGCCAACTACTCTTTGGTTCCCGCATTTCGGCGGGACAATCCCATCAATGTTAAAGAGCTTGCCAATCTGTTCCGTTTGGCTACCAGCGTCCTGCTGATGGCTAAAGAATACTGTAGGTATTTTATTGTGTAAATATCCAAGGTATTTATTTTTGGTGAAATAATGATAAGTAAATGAATACAAAGGATATTTATTTTTCGGTGTCTGCTTGTTCAGTGCTTTTTATGTGGGATATGTGAAGTGGATCCCGATAGCTATTGCTGCCGGGATTATGGGTTAGTCAGCGAAGGTTAAGACGAGAATTACCTTAATGATGTCTGCTACAATAGACACGGCCATAGATAAACCAAAGACGATCCAAGCCATAGAGATGTCTTCACTACCATCGTATAGAGTTCCGTAATCACTGGTGTAAGGCGTAAATGTCGCGCCTTGATACAACAGGTATAAGCTTGATCCATAGAGGATAAATGCAGATATCCCTTGTATTGCTATGATCACTAGAATCATGAAACGAGCTGATCTATGCGCCCAAGCCTGGCTTATTTTTTCTGATAGAGATTTCGCAATAAAAGCATGCGCTAAGCCGTAAATTGTCGAGATTGCCAACATCCCAAAAAAGCTTGCTATAGCGGTTCCAACCATAAGCGCCCCTTGCGTGATCAAACCAGCCTTAGTTTTGTCTCAATTGCAACGCCTATAATCTTGCAGTTTCCATTGATTGGCACGAGAGGCCATGCAGGGTTAAGTCCCTTGAGGTATTTATTTCCGCCGTCGATTATCAGCTTCTTGAATGTTGCTTCGTTAGAGTCAGAAAGTTTTGCTATGACCAAGCTGCCGTTGATCGCCTCCCTTCCGGTATCGAAAAGAACGAATGTTCCCTCTGGAATGCTTAACCCAACCGGTGCCGTCATTGAATCACCTTCCACTTTAAGCCAGAACGCATTACCTTGAATATGCGCGTCAGACTCAAGCCAAACATCTATGTCTTTAATGGTGTATGGTTCGCATGCTTCACACCACGAGCCAGCCTGGATACTGCTTAACACCGGATACCTCTTTCCTGCTCTGTATTCCCCTGCATACCTTACGTTGGCATCGCTCTTAAGGCTTTCTGCCTGTTCTGCAACCTTGGCAGCAATTGACTGGCTAAAATCAGCAATTGAGACTTGCAACAATCGTGCAAAACCAGATGCAACCTCAACGTTTAGCGCGTTTCTGCCATTAAGATAATGCCCTACCGCTCCTTGGGTGATACCCAGTTCATCAGCGATTGAGTATTGGGTTATTCCCAATTCTTTCTTTTTTGACTCATACAAAGCCTTAAGCCGCTTAGCGTCTTCGAGCTGTTCTGTCGTCAGTGATTTTTTATTTTCCATAGCTTAATTCTAATAGCTAAGGTACTTAAAATAAAAATACCTTGAGTATTGATTGTTTTGAATACCTGTAGTATTCTTTGTTCATGGTTAATAACGGAGAGTGCATATGATTCGAATGACACTTGCCGATTACGCCAAAATCCATGGACAGGCTAAAGCAGCCAGTGACTTTGGTGTAATCCAGTGCGCTATCAGCAAGGCCATTCTGGCAGGCCGTAACATCATGGTTACGGTAAAGCCTGATGGCAGTGTGATTGGAGAGGAAGTTCGTCCTTTCCCAAGCAACAAGAAAAACAAATAGTAACACCGCTCTTTAACAGTCATGGTCCTCATTCCCGCCGAAATGCGGGAATACAACGCGCATACGTTGATGCGCATAACTTCTTATTTGTTAAGGAAATACTTACATATGGAACTTACAAGTACTCGCAAGAAAGCGAATGCAATTACAAGCAACATCCTGAATCGAATTGCTGTACGTGGTCAGCGAAAGGTTGCCGACGCGTTAGGGATTAATGAATCACAAATTTCGCGATGGAAAGACAGCTTCATCCCCAAAATGGGAATGCTTCTGGCTGTTCTTGAATGGGGTGTTGAAGACGAGGAGTTGGCGGAACTGGCTAAGAAAGTAGCCAGAATGCTGACAAAAGAAAAAGCCCCGAAGAACGGCGAATTCTTCGAGGCTTGATGTAGAAAGACTGGATCAATCTACAGGAGTAATTATGACAAAACGTCGTAAGAAATACCAGGAAAAAGAAGAGATTCGACACCCTGATTTACCTGAGGGATTAGTGGTAGCCGCAGCAAATAACAGGGCGTTCGCAGAGCGCCTTGTTGGTGTTTACAGACTAGCCAAAGCAGGAGTGAAACATGGGTGTCGTTAAGTTAGCTGATTACAGGCCTCAACTGGAGGTCGTGGAGCATCGCGTGGCAGAACTCGAAGATGGCTACACTCGGACTGCAAACACACTGTTAGAAGCCGCCATGCTTTCTGGGCTTACTCTACATCAGTTACTGATTGTTATGGCTGTGTGGCGCAAGACATACGGTTACAACAAAAAAATAGATTGGATCGGAAACGAACAGTTCGCTGAACTCACTGGCATGGCACCAACCAAATGTTCTACCGCCAAAAACGAGCTTATCAGAATGGGAGTTCTCATTCAGGTGGGGCGTCAAGTTGGTATGAATACAAACATTTCCGAGTGGAAAACGAAAGTTAACGGATTTGGTAAAACATTTACCAATTCGGTAAAACAAACCTTCACTAAATCGGTAAAAAGCAATTTACCGAATCAGTCAAACACAAAAGACAATATACAAAAGACAATAAATACAAATACCCCCTTACCCCCTAACGGGGGCGGCGATGGGCAGGTTAAACCTGAACGTCGCAAGGCAGAACGCATCGACTACGAATCCTTCCTGAACGCCTACAACACCGAAGTCGGTGACAGACTGCCACACGCTGTTGCGGTCAACGAGAAACGCAAACGCCGCCTGAAGAAAATCATCCCGCAACTGAAAACGCCAAACGTGGACGGTTTCAGAGCGTATGTCAGGGCGTTTGTGCATCAGGCCAAGCCGTTTTACTTCGGAGACAACGACACGGGCTGGACGGCAGATTTTGATTACCTGCTGAGGGAAGATTCGTTAACGGGAGTACGGGAAGGGAAGTTTGCAGACAGGGGAATTGCATGAAACAGGATATCGAAGCGAGCGTTATCGGTGGCCTGCTGATTGGTGGATTAACACCAGCCGCCAGTGACGTTCTGGCAACGCTTGAGCCGGAAGCGTTTTCAATTCCGCTCTACCGGAAAGCCTTCGAGGTTATCCGCAAGCAGGCGAGAAACAGAAACCTAATCGACGCACTGATGGTTGCTGAGGAATGCGGAGAGGAGCATTTCACGTCAATCCTGATGACCAGCAAAAACTGCCCGAGCGCCGCAAACCTGAAGGGATATGCCGGAATGGTCGCGGATAACTATCACCGCCGTCTGGTGCTGGAAATCATGGATGAAATGCGTGAACCAATTCAGAGCGGAACCATCGACGCATCGAGTCAGGCGATGGATGAACTTGTAAAGCGTCTTTCAGCCATCAGAAAGCCCCGTGACGAGGTTAAACCTGTACGGTTAGGGGAAATCATCACTGACTACACTGACACGCTTGACAGGCGTCTGAGGAACGGAGAAGAGTCAGATGCCCTGAAGACCGGAATCGAAGAACTTGATGCCATCACCGGAGGGATGAACGCAGAAGACCTGGTTATTATCGCCGCTCGTCCTGGTATGGGGAAAACCGAACTGGCGCTGAAGATTGCCGAAGGCGTTGCAAGCCGCGTTATCCCTGGTTCTGACGTTCAGCGCGGAGTGTTGATTTTCTCGATGGAAATGAGCGCATTGCAGATTGCAGAGCGAAGCATCGCCAACGCCGGGAGGATGTCGGTTAGCGTGCTGCGAAATCCTGCATCGATGGATGACGAAGGCTGGGCGCGCGTTGCTAACAGCATGAGTCAGCTTGCAGATTTGGATGTATGGGTAGTCGATGCCTCGCGGTTATCGGTTGAAGAAATTCGCTCAATTGCAGAGCGGCACAAACAGGAAAATCCAAACCTGTCACTAATCATGGTGGATTATCTTGGACTGATTGAGAAGCCGAAAGCAGACCGCAACGACCTCGCAATTGCTCACATCTCAGGAAGCCTGAAGGCGATGGCGAAAGACCTGAAAACGCCTGTTATCTCCCTGAGTCAGCTTTCACGCGATGTTGAGAAGCGACCAAACAAACGCCCGACAAACGCAGATTTGCGTGATTCAGGAAGCATTGAACAGGACGCAGACTCAATCATCATGCTCTATCGGGAAGCGGTATATGACGAGAACAGTAGCGCCGCGCCATTTGCTGAAATCATCGTGACGAAAAACCGTTTTGGCTCACTTGGTACGGTTTACCAGCTGTTCTGCAACGGACACTTTGTTGCATGTGACCAGGATGAAGCCAGACAGATTTGCACAGCATCAAATGCACCTGCTGCGCGTGGCAGACGATATGCACAAGGGGCTGACGTATGACAATCTACATCACTGAGCTAATAACAGGCCTGCTGGTAATCGCAGGCCTTTTTATTGGGGGAGAGTAAATCGTGGCTGACTGGCAAATACCAATCATCATTCTTGCCGGAGCTTCGCTGGTTGCTGGCTTTATCCTGCTGAAAAAGCATAAAGACCGTGATCAAAAAGTCGAAGTTCTCTATGGGTATCCAGCGAACAGCACAACATGGCTGACCATTTACCACTACCGAAAATCAGGACGCTGGGTATTCGAATGGGATGATCTGTTCGCTGACAGGCGACCGAAGTCATTGGGAGACATCAGCGAATGCATGATGTTTGAAGAAAGAAAATCCGGCGCAACTCGAGAAGAGTTTAACGAAGCGTGGAGGCGATTAAGTGAGAGAGGGTATCAATGAGCAGAATTAAGTCGAGGTAACGATGAAGCAAATATACATGCTTCGCAACGAAGCAATCAGAAATAACGCCATAGACGCAATA